TATCTCGCAGTCTTGGTTGTGTCCATGCTGTATTATCATCTACAAATGACATAATATCCCAAGCTTTGGACAGTAAACCATCCCCAATCAAGTATTCTTTCTGACCTGCAAAGACATAGTTCTTACTATTACGCACATGAAAGTAGTTACGTACAAGCATAGCAGCAGCTTTGTAAGAAAATCCTTTACGACGTGCTTTTAACACTGTCATATGCTTGTTTTCTTTCCTACATCTGTCTACTGATGTAAAATATTTCCAATCTCCGTCGTAAAATGCTGGGAATGTACGCTCTCTTCGCGCTATAACTGTGCCATCTGGTAGTTCTTCATCAACAGATCTGTCGATAGGGCAATAATTTAGATAGAAATAATGATTGCCTGTAATAGTTATACCATTGTGTGTATATCCATACAAACATCGCTGTCTTTCTTCGTCCCAATATTCAAAGTAAGGCTTAGTGCCAGGTAGTGCATCTGTATAATAACCGTTTTTTAGGTACCTGCTAGCTGCTGGAGCTAATCCTTTGGTTCCTTTGAAAACTTTACTTTTATGTTCTGTAACTCCTGACATTTTTCGTATTCTTCTATGCTTATAAAATGATCTATTAGTAGATCTAGTGTAGCTTCATCTCGACCATCACCCTGTATTGGATCAAACGGTAGATAGAACTCGCTAACCTTACCAGTTAAGTCAGCTTCTTCAAATATATCATCAAGAGTTATTCTTTTTGTGACGAAGTTGTATGCATTGTCCATTGCTGCATTGTAATCTTCTATGTCATCTAAAAAATCCATCTCTCAAATCTACGAACTATATTTGTTAACTACAACTCCTCCGCGTGTATTTGTATTTATTTGTTCTTGTTTAGCTACTTGCTCTTCTAGTTTTGATAATCCATCAACTACATCACCCATCTTAGATAAGTTAGCAACTAAGTCTTTGGCATGAAATATTGGTCTACCATTATCATCCATAAGAGTAAGATCTACAGTTTCAAAATACTTCTGTAGTTTTATAACAGATGATCTAGCTGCATTTAGCAATTTTACTGCAGATGTTTCTTTGAGTTTTCTATATGTACTACAAGCTGTTTGTACTTTTGTAGATACTTTGTAATCTTTCCCATATACTCCTAATGCAACCTCATCATGCCTAGCTTCTACGTCATATACTGCGTATGGAGATCTGTGATCACACATAAAATAAACATATGCAAGTTGCTTAGAATCTAACTCCTTAAATTCTGTAATACTTAGTGCATATGGTGAAGGCACTGCTACGTTATCAACTATCTCCAGTAGTTCCATTTAATATATCTCTTCTTTCTTTCTTTGAGTAGAATCTACCAAAATATGGTAGCCTCACACTATCAAACTTACCGTTTGACATAATCTTTGTTACATACTTAAACTGACTGTTTACAATCTTCTCTACCTTTTCTAAAGGTAAGTTATACTTAGTTGCCAGAGTTTGTATTATCTCCTTTTTTGACTTTGCCATTGTCTTGTGCCTTCCATTTGTTTATAGGGCATGTGGTTGTTTTCCATTTTGCTTTATGTTCTATCAAACATCCACACTTACCACATCTCATTCTCTCCCTTATTATATGCTCACAACTATTACAGTCAGATAATCTAGCTGTATAATCTTCAGGACTCACATTCGGAGCTCCTTCAGAAATATACTTAGTAAGATCCTTACTAAAACTCTTAGTCATTTGCCAAATACTAGGCAGCTTGTCTTTACTCATTCCAGTTAATATTTACTTCTACTTTCTTAGTGCTTAAATCTAACAGTCTGTTTAGTATATAGTTTTTGCCTTCTTTACGTATAGCTCTTTTATCTTTCATTTTCTTTACGTAGTTGTTCAGTGTGTTAAAATCTACTAATCCTAAAGACTTTGCCGCGGCCTTCTTAACTTTAGCAGAGCATATGTTAGGATCTTCAAGTATATTGGCAGAATCTACAAGTGTTGCTAAAACTCGTACCTCTGTGGTAGTAAGATTAAACACGCCGTTCCAAAACTGTAAATATTTTAGTGTAGAGTTTACGTTAATCGTTATCTTTTGTTCCATTCGCTTCTTCTTTTTCTTTTAAGTATGCAGCAAGTATAGCTTCATACTGCTGTATCTGTAACTTTTGGTTTTCTAAAAGTTCATACACTTCATATGCAACCTTCATAGGCTTATTATCTATGTATATTCTTCTTTTATTCTTCTTCTTTTCCGCTTTCATCTTGTACTGTAACTATCAAAGTATATTCATAGTCCCCTATTAGAACCTGTATATCCCATGTACAATTAATATTCTTCTCTGACCACATTTCTAATTTTTTTTCAAATTCATCGTACAGTGCAAACAACTCTTCCCAACTATTTGTCTGAAATTTTGTTTTGATCATCCTTAAACTGTATTGTTGCTCTATCGTTTTCTACCACAATAGTAGCAGTTTTAGATTGTCTGTTAAACTCGTCTATATATTTAGATATATCTTCTCTTGTACACAAGAATGACAAGAACACAGACATCTCTTTAGCTGCTCTGGACGTATTTTCTTTTAGATCGTTGGTTTTGTGGGTATGTTCTACAAGTTCTAAGTAGTCGTCCAGGTTTATTGTAACTGTTCCTGGCACTTTCATTAGAACTTACCTAATACTTGGAATTCATTAACAAACAAATACTGTACTTCATCAATATGAATCAGCATTGCCTCTGTATTTGGGTCTACCATAATCTTATCGCCTTTCTTACATTGCGAAACTTGTGGGCCTACCGCCAATACTTCTACTATGTTTGTTTGTAATTGTCTTGCAGTTGCGTCATCTAGAATGATGCCAGCGTCTGTCTTCTTTTTGTCAGGTCTTGGTACTACTATCCATGCACCAAATGGTTTAAATGTGAATTCTTTTGCCATTGTTATCTATTATTAGTTCAATATTGCAAAGGTATAATAAAATAATTTACAAATGCAAGTGTTTTGTAAAGAACTTCACATATGGATATAGGAAGACCCTAGGAGATTTGCTAATTTCAGTTGGAATTTTACCGCTGGCAGTGCTGTCTTTTGGACTACCTAAGGACACTAATACTGGTGTTTATTCACCGCACCTACCTATGTGCAATGTGCCCTAACCGTTGGCTATATCCGCCCTTTTAGAGACTATTGGAGAAAACTCTATCTTCTATATGAAGACTACAATCCAACTTCTGACCCCATAACTACCTCTCGGCCCTCTGGGGTGATACGTATATTACGTGTCTCTGCGGACAAAAATAGTAAAAAATTTTTAACCACCAAAATCTTTGAGCGTGTGAACCAACTATTGCAAAGACCCCCACTAGGTACCGAGTATTGGGATAGTCCCGTGCTAAATTATTAAACAATTGTGATTATGAACAAATTTATTGATTACCTGCGTGAGTCAGGTTATGTATCGGCTGAGCTAGTGCACGGCCCTAATGGTAACTTCGTTGCTTGTATTAATGATAAGGGTTTGACTACCTACTATCCTGTTGGTGGAAGTTCGCAAGAGTGTAAGAACATTGCAGACTTTAACTATCTAGTGACTGAAGACGGTCAAATTATTGCTACTGTCAACAGTTATTCTACACTTGATGTAGTTAAACTTTAAGAGTAAGGGCCTTCGGGCTCTTTCTTTTTATTTTTTGTTAGGTTGTACTACGATACGAGTGTATGCATTGTAGCGTGTATTCACCACTTTTTACCACTTTTTACTAATCAATAGGTTTGTTCCTATTACATTATATAACATTTATGGACTTACACCAAAAGCTATTAGAGAAATATTATCTTAAACCAGGTAGTAAATTAGTATACTACGAAGTAGGAACTAATGGAGTTGACTGCTGGTTTGATAAAGAAAACTTTAGACAACATAGATGTCTTGAGTTTAAAGATTTTGACACAATAGAAAGGTCGTGACATTCGACCTATTCCTAAGCAAGAATCTAAACTGCTTTACTTTTTATTAACCCTTTAATACTTACATTATGTCTTATTATTCTTACGGCAGACTTAAGTTCTGCTATCAACTACTTTGCTTAATTTCTATGGCTGGTGCTATTGGACTTGGCATTGTTGCAGTTACTACTACTTCAATATTATATGCATGCGGCGCAGCTGTATGTGTATTACTTTGTGCAATATCTGTCAAGCGTGCAGAAATGTATCAAACTAAACAGGATAACTGGAGTTACAAACATTATCTAGATAAAAATGAATAGTAACTATACACACAAAGGCTTTGGAGTACTAGTTGTGCTCTTTGCCTTTGCGGTGTGGTTAACATCTTGTTCATCACCTAAAGTATTAACAGGTGATGGATATGTTAAAACACATTGTAGATTAAAACGATGAGGTTAGTTATACTATGCATTTGTGCTATGGCTCTAGTGAGCTGTAGTACAACGCGTAGTCTTGAGCGTATTAAGCTTGACTACGAACTTGAGCTCTTATGGGTAGATTATAATTACAAAGCTGATTCTCTTTGGATTGAGTATCAGCATAAGATTACTGATCAGAGTAAAATCTCGGTGGATGATCCTTCACCAACTGAATAAGCTTTACGCTAAAGGTTGGACGAGATATAATATAGAGAGTTGGCTAGTGTACATAGCCACCACGCACTACAAATGGGTGTACAATTACAGAGATAAGAAAGGGATAATACCTTCGATGGGGCTCTGTACTCTCTTTTATATTTATTAACATTTAAAACATTTATATCATGGCAGAATTATTTGACCTATGTGTAGGTGCTATGTACTTGATGTCTGACATCACAGGACTTACATACAAAGAAATTAACATATGGCTGTTTGTTATCATACATCCTGCCATTACATTAACATTATTAACATTACTTATATTTAAACGACATGGAAAACGCATTAAAACTTAGAGATGAACAATTTGATATATTAAATCATCACAAGACATTGCCTCTTGGTGGCTCATGGCCTAAAGAAGAGGGCGAGAAAATACCAAAAATTAATAATAACACATTAAAGTTTAAAGATCTTTTATGGCTTAAAGACTATAACTATCATAATACAGTTGCAAGTTTCAAATACAGAGCAATTATAGATTTTGATAACGGATGGTATGTATCTATTATAAATGGAGACCATACTTTTGCAGACTATAATGAGTATGAGATGGCAATATTTGATGCAGAGGGACAGATGATAAATCCTTTTGGATATTTAACTTACCTTAGTGATACAGATGAATGGATGGGAGAAGTTCTAGAACGACTTGACCCAGAAGGTATAGAAGAGTATCTTTTGAAAGCTTCTAAAGCAGATTTTGATGATGGCACTCTCATTGCCGTATAATAAACAGAGTAGCCGCGCTGTAAAGACGGCTAAGCTAACCACATTTATTAACCTTTTATACATTATTAACATGCGCTACGTAGTTACTTACACCGCAAACAGTTGGGATGAACACGATTGTGACCCAATCTATCACACACACAAATTTTCTAGAACTTTTAGGGATAAGATAGATGCCTTACATTTTCTAGGTGAATGCACAAGCAATCACAAAGACCTTCACGCAATAGAAGAACCAGTTGAAACTGAAGAAACAGAGACACTGAAAACATTTGTTGACCACGAAGGAACAATTATCTATTATTATTAATCATTATTAACATTTTAATCATGGCAAATTTATTGCACAGTGGTGACCTTAACACTCTAAAACTAGGTCAAACTTTACTTACAAGATTCAGAAAGATTGAAGGTGGCTTTGTCCAAATGGAATTGGCAGAAGTCAAAGAAGGATCTCGCGGCTTGTCAGCTGCGTTTGTATTTAATCAATCTGATAACAGATTTAGTAGAAACTCTGCACGTAGAGCGTGGCAACCAGCTACACCTGCTGATGTAGAGTCCGCACTTGGTATCTCAGTTGGAGATGCTGAAGGTTGGGAAATGGATGATATGGGTAATGAAATACTTACCGTGAATATTCTTAATCCTGTTGCTTCTTTTGAAGGACAAGAGTTCCCATTACGAGTTCAAATTGTAGAAACTACTGAACCTACCGAATGGCAAAGAGCTAACATTAATAGCACTGCTAAGCGTAAGGGTAGAGATGGAGAGTTTATTCTACACAACGGTGAATACATATTCACTCGTTCCTCTATTGTATTCAACGAACCAGTAGACGTGTACTTGAAGGCTGACACAGAGCCAGTACAAAGTCCTACTATTCAGAAAGTTGATGTTGCAACAGGAGAGATAGTAAATTAATGTAAATAAAATGGGTATATCACTTGTGTGGTATATCCATTTTTACTATATTTGCTAAGTTTTATAAAGAATATTTATACATAATTATCTAAATCATTGAAAATGAATACATTAATTAAAAGCGCAGGTAAGGTAGTAGCTACAGTATCTGCATCTCACAATGTCACAGTAACTGAAAAAATGATTACTATTGACTTGTTTAATACCACGACTAAAACCAAAACCAAAAGACGTGGCAGACCTACAGGGTCTAAAACTAAAACTACTAAGTCTAAGACTAAGTAGTAATAATTTCACACAATTGTTTTTTATTGATGATGAAGGGGCCTTGTGCCCCTTTGTTGTCTCAATACTTTTAACTATGAATAATACAATTTTAACCAGAGATGAAGTATCGTTGCTTATACATAGTGTACAGCGTACTCTTATAAGCCTTGAAAAATACGACGATGCTAGTGAAATACTTCGTAAGCATAGAGTATTGCTTCAAACATTACTAGATATAGAACAAAAGCTTCATACAGAAAAAGAAAAAGAACCAATAAATACTTACAAGTAATGGGAAAGATGAAAGAAATATACATGGACCTGCAACAAGGTTATGACCAAGAATTAAAAGCTGCATACATGACAGCTATAAAAGATAACAGAGATACTGTTTTTGTTCACGGTAGAGAAGTATCACTAGCTTACGCTGAATACTTACTACAGTTTGATGAAACTTTCTTAAAACAGTTTAGAGATGATTACATTAATAACGAAGACAACGAGTCTTAGTGACTCGTATAAACTAGGTACTATTGAAGACGTGGTCAAGTACTGCCACAACAAAGAAGTTCTAGGTGTAGATACAGAAACAGAAGGCTTTGACTTCACATGTAAGAAGATGATTATGTTTCAGATTGGTGACGAACATCAACAGTTTGTGATTGATACTAGATTCATAGACATCAGTCCTTTGAAGAATATACTAGAATCGCCAGCTATAACAAAGATATTTCACAATGCTAAGTTTGACTACAAGTTTATTAAGAAGTGGTCAGGTATAGAGTGTGATGGAGTTTACGATACGTTTTTGGTTGAAAGAATACTATCTTGTGGTCGTCACATAGGTTATGGACTGAAAGACCTCTGTAAACGCTACTTAAATGTAGAGTTGAATAAAGAAATCAGAAACCAATTTATAGGGTTATCCGGTGAAGCCTATCGTGATGACCAGATAGTATACGGTGCTAAAGATGTAGAGTATCTATGTAAGCTACGTAAGCTACAGCTCCCAAAAATACAAGAGTTTAAACTACAACGTGTGGTAGAACTTGAAAATCGTGCGGTGTTAGCATTCTCTGATATTGAATACAACGGTATTGATATTGACAAGGATGCTTGGGAGGTCATTGCACGAGCAAGCGAACAAGAAGCCTTGGAGATGAGAGATGAATTAGATAACCTGGTATTAATCGTCCCAGAGTTGTCGTGCTTTGTGTTATCTCATGTTCAAGGTGACTTGTTTACACCACAAGAAGAACTGCGTAAAGTTGGGGTCAAATGGACTAGCCCTACACAAGTTCTAAAAGTATTTCAAAAACTAGTCCCTGAACTAGAAGACGTTAACGGTAAGAAGATGTACAAGTACAGACGTCAGCATAAGATTATTGATTTGTATGTTAAGTACAAAGAAAAGATGAAGCTGGCTACTTCTTATGGTAGTGACTTCTTTAAATTTGTTTCAAGCGATGGTAAGATACATACGCAATTCAATCAAATACTTGACACTGGACGCGTCGCATCCAAGAAGCCAAACATGCAACAGATACCTGCGGATAATAAGTT